CGGGGCGTTGTGGTATCATCATGACGTGAAGCGCAAGACAAAGCGCATATACGAGCGGTTCCGCGTCCACACAGAGGATTATATCCTGTTCAGGGCCATCTGTAAACGCCTGACTCTTACCATGCCCCGTGCGTTCAGTATGATACTGCATGACTGGCTGCAAATGGCGGACACGAGGATGCCCGAAGAGGCCGGTCAGGATTCGTCCGTTCACCTCGACCCCATCGGTGACATTGACCGGGTGCTTATCACCCGACGCTTAGGAGAGAACCGTGAGTAACAAGCTAGCCACCGTTCCCGCTGAGGGTATCGCCCGTCTTATCGCCAGCGGCATATCCCCGTCTGCCATATCGAAGGCAATCGAAGACGAATATGGCCTTCAGTTGGATGCGGCGGCCCTCAAGCGGTTCTCCAGAGATAACCAGTTGGCTATTCGCCGGGAGATAAACCGACTATCGGAGTCGGTAGAGAATCTCCCGATGGCCGCCCCTGCGTACAAACTCCTCCTCCTGAATGACGTTCTCCAGCAGCTACATGACCTCTTTGAGGCAGCCGTGGAAGAGGGTTCCACCAAGGGCGCATCCGACCTTACCGGGGCCATTGTGAGGGTACTGAGGCTGGCCGGGGAGTTTCAGAAGCAACTGCCGACCCAGAAGGTCAATGTGTACATAGACAAAATCCAGCAACTCAACTTGGGGGATAGGAAAAGAGCCACGGAATTGTTGGCGGAACTGCACGGCCTAATCCGGGGGGCCGCGCCAATCCGCGAAGCAGAGATAATCGACGTCGAGTTCCAGGGGCAATCCGATGCGTAATACCTCCGGCGACGACCTAGCACAACTTGCGGAAGCCTATGAATCGCTAAGACTAAAGGATATTGCGCGGGATAGCATCAAGGCCTGTGAATACTGCTTCATCGACCCCGTTACCGGCCTCTATTGGCGGTTAGGAGAACATCACCGTGCCTGGCATCAATTATGGAGGGACGCGGCACATCCTAATGTTGCTATCGAGGCATGGAGAGGTTCCGGCAAAAGCCAGACCCTCATGGGTCTGGTCTGCTGCGCACTCGGCGAAGACCCCAACCTGATGGTCAAGTTCATCAGTTGTTCCGACCCGATGGCGGAAACGTTCGTTAGCCAAGTAGCCACCAACATAGAGCACAATGAGCGGCTACGGTCGCTCTATCCGCATCTGCGGCCCTCTGATGAGGAGGAACAATGGACGCGGCACTCCATAACCATCCAGCGCACCTCGGGAGCCGCTAAGGACCCCAGCCTCGACGGGAGAGGTGTATTGGCCTCGACCCAAGGGGGCCGCGCTCAAATCCTCATCTTCGACGACATATTGGACCCCAAGGCCGTCATTATGCAGCCTGCTATTCAGAGCCAGATTCGCTATGCCTTCTACAACACCTGGTTGCCGATGCAAGTCCCCAGCCGCAAGAGCAAGAAGTTCGTCCTATTCACGCCGATGGCCCGCAACGACCTCTATCAGGAGATAAAATCAAGCCTGGCATGGTTCTGGAATCGTTGGAGGGCGGTTCACGAAGACGGAAGCCCTGTCTGGCCGGAAAAGTTCGACATCCAAGAATTGCAGGACAGGAAGGACCTCTCCGCCGCCGCCTATGCCAGAAACTACATGCTGGAACTGGGCGAGACATTCATGGACATCTTTCCCTTTGAGGCAGTCATCGGCGCGACGAACGTAGCCCCTGCCGAATTGCTTATCGGCGACCGCGATTACAGCGTAGTAACAGGGATAGACCCGGCCCACACCGCCAGAAAACACTCCTCATGGTCTGTCATCGTCACGTTGGCCTTCCTGCACGACGAGAGGAGATTTATCCTGCTCGATATAAAGCGGGGCAAGTGGTCGCCGGAGGTCCTCTGCGACCATATCATTCACACTTATGATGACCGGCACCCTACTACGATGCTGGTGGAGAACAATCAAGCGCAGACGCTTCTCTTAGACCTCCTACGCATCAAGTATCCAGACAGATTATTGCCGATTAGCGGGTACTTTACTGGTTCCCAGAAGAACTCCCTCGGCGAAGGCGTTCCTGCCTTGGGCACGGAAATCAGAGAAAACAAGTGGACTATCCCCGACTGGGATGGGACTAAGCATGACTACAAAGATGAGATTCATCGGGATTCCTGCCCGAAATGCGCTCTTATAAGCGAACTCATTGAATACCCCGGCAACAATTATGACTGCGTGATGGCGATGTGGCTTGCCAGAAAAGCGGCAGAGTCATACAATAGTTTCGTGGGCGTCGGCGGAGGCGTCGGCCCGGTCGTTTCGCGCCAGGTAATCGCGGTGAGGAGATAGTTACCATGCCCAATAGATTGCTTGAGGCTATCAATCCGGCGAACTGGTTCCGCCGCCAGCGAATCAGCGTTCCTAGCGGCAGCGGGAGAAGCACCCGGTCTCGTGTCAACTTCCGCAACTTCGAGCAGGTAAGCCAGCAGCGGAGAGCCGAATGGAACGAGATTGAATATATGGATGATGCATCTCCCATCATCGGCAGGGCGCTGGACGTTATCTCCGATTATGCTGTTACCTTCCCCAGCCCAGTTCACCACGGAATCTATGCCTCCAGCGAGGATAATGACACCCAAGAACTGCTCAATGGTATGATTGAGCGGCTGGGTCTCGGTGTTGACGCTTGGGAACTCGTCCGGCACATGGTCAAATTCGGTAATATGTTCGCCGAAGTCGTTATAGACCCCTCCGCCGCGAATATATCCAGGCTGAAGGTCTTTCCATTCTCCTATCAGATTCAGATAAACAAGGATGAGTACGGCAGGCTTAAGGATGGCGACCCTGCGACCGGCATCCGCGAGAAGGGTTATTCGGCCTATGAACAGACAGATGACATCGGGAAGGTCGTTGCGGCCTTCTGGCCGTCACAAATCGTCCATTTCACGGCAGGGCAAGTCCAGGGCCAGTCCTATGCCCGCCCCGTCCTGCGTTCCGTCCGCCGCCTCTTCCGCAATCTTGAATTAAAGCAGGACCTCGTGATACTGGCGCAGATGGCCGTCCTCAACAAGAAAGTTATCGCTCATGTGCCCGTTGCCTCCAGCGCGACACCGGAGATGATCAACGACGCACTCAAGAAGTTCATGGATGGGTATAGCGGCGAGGGCGACCAGGACGTTGACATGCGTTCTTCCAACGGCTCGCTGTCGGAATCGTCGATTCGCCCCGGAGAGAAGGCAACAATAGATACCGTAGCCGTTCCGCGATATTTCAATCTACAGACCGGGAGCGTTGTAGATACTGACATAGCACCTCTTCAGATGCCCACCGTGACGGCAGCCGACCTTGATGACATCAAACTTGACATGGGTTTGATGTTAGCCAGGCTCGGCGTAAGAGCCAAAGACATCAACCTAGTTCTCAGCAGGGCCTTCATCGAACGGGAAGAGGTCGTCAATGAGGCTTTCGTCCGCTTTGTCCGACGCATACAGGCCAATTTCGAGCAGGGAGTGTCTACGCTTTGTGCCTATGAACTACTATTGCAAGGCATGAATCCGGCGAAGATCACATGGGACCTCATAATGCCGGAACACTCGTGGCTCAGCTCTACTACCGCCGCTAATGCTCGGTTGTCGGACGCCCGAACCGGCGCTTTGTGGGTTGAGAAACTGGGCATCCCTCAAGAGACGGCCTGGCGACATCTTACCAATATATCGCCAGATGAATTGAAGGCTTTGGCAAGCAAATTGCGGGCGCAACTGGACAAAGAGCCGCCCGCGAAGTAACATTGACGTATTATGCACAAACATATAAACTGAACCCGCTGGCATGAACGTGGGCGGATAGGGTAGCCCCCGAAAAGACGGCCTTCTCCACCGTCTTCCGCCCATAAATCACACCTGGAGAGCAGAAGGAGAACTGCAAATGCCCGATACAACCTTCATCTACGCCCTTGTGGACCCTCGCCGCCCGGAAGAAATACGGTACGTGGGGAAGAGCGACAGCCCCCAAAGGCGCCTGAATTATCACATCAGTGAGGCAAGTCACCCGACAAACCACCGACTAAAATGGATAGCCTCGCTAATGCTGGCGGGATCGTTGCCCGCACTGCTGGTGCTGGAAGAGGTCCCCGCCGATGCTTGGGAGGACAGAGAGATATGGTGGATTGCTCGCTGTCGCGAACTGGGCTGCTCTCTGACTAATGCCACCAATGGCGGGCAGGGAGCGACCGGACATAGCCATTCTCCACGCACAAGGGCAAAAATCGGCGCGGCACTGAAGAACCCTTCGCCAGAAACCCGTGCGAAAATCAGCGCAGCGGTCAGGGCGCGGCCACCGATGACGGCAGAAACCAGGGCAAGGCTTAGCGCGGCGGGAAAGGGACATAAAAGGGCTCTGGGTTACAGGCACACTGCCGAAGCCAGAGAGAAAATACGGGCGGCAGGAATTGGGCGTACAATTACGGAGCAAACTAGGGCCAGGATGAGCGCAGTTAAGATCGGAAATAGTTATGGTCTGGGCCACACATGTAGTCCAGAGGCCAGGGCCAGGATGAGCGAGGCACAGAGAGGGAACACCAAGGGATTGGGCCACGCATGTAGCCCAGAGAAGAAGGCGAAGATAGGGGCGGCGAACCGTGACCCCTCACCAACGACAAGGGCCAAAATGAGCGAGGCGATGATGGGCAACACCAACAGTCTCGGATGCAAGCGGAGCGCGGAGACGAGGGCTAGGATGAGTGCAGCACAGAGGGCACGAGCAGAACGCGAACGCGAGGCGGCGGCTAAGCGTGAGACGCCCGATTGACAGTTCCCAGGGAAGAGGGTATCATAATCTATGCAGGGTGGTGAGAATATGGACGAAGAACTAACGACCGACGCTGGCAATCCCAGTGGTGAATCTATCGATTCGACCACCGAAGATGTCGAGGAGGGCGTTCTTCCGTATGCAGACCTGCCCGCCCACAAAGATTTGGCCCGCAAGTGGAACGGCCCCGCAGCGGTACAGGTGCTGCAAAAGTGGGCATCTTCAGATGGTTCGGGTGATGCGGCGAAAATCGACTGGGGGAAGTACAGGCGTGGGTTTCTCTGGGTAGACAGCACGGCTCCCAAGCTAATCGGTTCGTACAAGTTGGCAATAGGAGAGCCGTTTGGGGGGACATTGGAGGCCGTATGGGGAGGCGTGAGGGCCGCCCTGGGAGCCGTCAGGGGCTCCCGGACCCCGCTGAAGGTCCCCGCCGGCGATAAACCGAAGCTGGAGGTCCAGATTCGGAAGTATTATAAGAAATTCTCGAAGCCCTTCCCGGAATCAATCGAAGACATGCTAGGGATTCCTGAATACGAGGACGATGAGCCGGAGGACGACATGAGTGAAACTCCGACCCCACAATTGGAAAGCGTAGATGCCCTCCGTGCGAGGCTAAACGGTATCACCTCCCAAGAGGAGATGCTCAAGGCGATAGGGATTATAGTGGAGGCGGCTAGGATCAACGAGGACTATACTCCGCTGCTGGAAGAGGCTCGGCAGAAGTACGAAAGCATCCTGTATGGTGGGCGAGTTATGCTCACCGAGATTCTTGAGGCGCAGGCAGAATTGGTGGAGGCCCTGGACGATGGTTCCGTAGTCTTCACCGCCAAGGTTGCCATCGCCGAGAGGCCGACGCTCAACGGGCG